TATGTCATTAAATTTATAAGTATGTCACTAAATATGCAAAGAAAAGAAAAGAACAAAGAAAACGTGTAAGCACTATAAAGAAAGAACAAAAGAAAAAGCTCCCCCAAAAAGATTACTCTTGCCCTTAAAAGGGCAGTTGCACGATCCAAGCATTGATGTATTGCAAGTGTAGTCATTGGTTACTTCGCTGTGACTTACGAAGGCGGTTGTTGTTCTTATCCAGTTTGTTTCTTACTTAAAAAATATACCCCCAATTATTTCAGCCGCCAAGCAAAAATAAAAGGGGGTAGTATCGCATTGCTTGGCTGTAACAAATATACTTTGAATGTCATTCGTTACAACAATAAGTTATTCACCTATTTCAACAACAACGTCCTTCATTGAATCGAGAAAGGTGTTGATGTCTTTCTTCACGCAAGGTGGACACGTTGAACGCTCGTTGAACGCTCCTGTGGCTTTATCCTTGAACGAATAGAATCGAAGCATATCATTTTGTTCCAACTTCCCTTGCGCCTTCATATCGAGCAAGAATCGTTTGAACTCTATTTGTTCCTCAAGTGAAAGAACACCGTTCCATTTTGACGCAGGACAGGAAGCGAAGGCGAGTTTTGCTTTGACTGGCATCACACAACCGCACAACTTAATTGACTTCTTTCTGAATTTCACTTCAGTTTCTACTTCGTCGCCTAAAATTAAAGTACCGCACGACTGCGTTGAAGGTTCGAAGAATTTACACGCTCGGCATATATCTAAGCGTCTTTTGTACTCATTGTGTTTTGCGAATAACATTGGCTCTTATTTTTTGTTTGATATTATCAATGGTTCGATAAAGGAATGGTGTAGGTATTCCCGTTTGTTTGGATAGTTCACGATAGGTAAAATCTTCAAGTATGTATTCCTGAAAGATTAGACGTTCAAACTCGCTCAGTCGACTGATTAGAATGTCCAGTTGCTCGTTTGTCATCCTTGCGCCTAACCAAGTCTTGTCAACTTCGTGAGCGTAGTCTTTGAAGTCGCGGCGGTTTCTGTTCCAAGCAATAGTCTGTTTGTAGAAAGGCGACGTTGGACTATTGACGGCTAAGTACATTACACGAATTAAATAGAACTCAAAGTCGCCTGTGTCGATTAGGTTTTCGATATGCTTTGAACCAAACATAGAAAGTAAAGAGTCGTGCAATAAGTCTTCGTAGTAATCCTCACCTCGCGAGATATTCTTCGCAAGTTCTTTGAATTTTTTGTAATGTCCTTCTATGTATTGGTCAAGTTTCAAGTGGTGTACTTAATTAGTAAGGTGGTGTAGTTAAATTTTTAGGTCATGTACTTAATTAACTGTTGAAGTATTGGTCGATTTGCTTAATTGCTTCCTCGCTACCCTTACAAATATAAGAACAATACCCCCTGTTTCTCAATTGTTCCTGCCAACGCTTCTGCTCTGGTGATGCGACACCTCCCTTTTCTTTCTTCATTTCAATGGCAAGACCAAAGAACGCTCCGCGTGGTTCGTATATGAACAAGTCGGGAAAGCCTTTCACATATCCAGTACGCTTCATCTTAACCGCTTGTAAGTAACTTGTTCGCATACCACCTGCTGAAGCGCAGTACAACGCGTCGGGATATGCTAAACGAAGGTACTTAATTACTATTTCTTGTTGGTTAGCTTCGCTTTCGGGCTTTGCTTTACGCTTTACACTACTTTTTTTATATGTTTTCTTAAAAGTTTTTACGTTCATTTTCAATCAGTTAGAAATTATTTTCAAAAAAAGTTTATTTTTTTGTTGTGTATTCAAAAGTTTAGCATATATTTGTCAAACAATTAACAACAACACCAAAGATAAACAAAATGAAAACAACAATGAACACCGAATTACAAAACGCAAAAACAATTATGTCTGCTTTAATGAATTGTGTAAAAGACAAATCTATTTCAATTCAAGAAAGAAACCAATACTACAAAGAGTATTTAGAACTTGCTCAAAGTGTTTTAACCTTATCAAAAATAAACTAATATGGAAACAAGACAAACAGCCCTTCAATGGTTAATAATGCAAATAGAAGGAAACATTATGTGGACGAATGAGGCAAAAGAAAATCTTCAAAAAGCATTGCAAATGGATAAATGGCAAATTGAAGATGCTTATGAGAATGGTCATTTAATGGGTTCAAATAATTTAGACAATACAGGAACACAGTATTACAGAGAAAATTATCACGAAGCAAATTACAAATAACAAAATGAAAAAAACATTACTTTTTATCGCGCTTCTTTTCGGAGCAATGTTAATCGCAGGAACGATTGACGAGCAAACAAGAATCTTAGAACAACAACCAAACACAACAAACAAATGAAAGTAGAACTAATCGAAGAAGTAAAGTACAACGAAACAATCTATTGGGTTAAAGTAGACGGACTTTACGTTGCCAACAAAAAGACATACGAAGAAGCCAAAGAAGAATTTGAAAAGGCTGCTACGTTTACACCAACAACAACAGTCCTTGAATCAAAAGAAATCTAAAACCCAAAAACAAAATGAACAATGAAAACAAATGCAAAACTCCACTTCTATTTCCAGAAGACATCAATGAAATTCAAGAAGCTATTATTGTCGCCCAAAATTATTGGGGTGATAAGAGAAATGGAACATTGGATTGGGATTCGTATTGTGCGTTCCGAATTGACAAACTTGAACGAGTATTCAAGCACCTTGTTACAACGCATTGGAAAGAACTACCAGAGCCAACAAAAGAAATCTAGTTTTGTTTGTGTTTCTTCGTCAGCCAACGCATACAACCTAACGCACAACGAGATAAGTGCCAACATAGAAAAACATCAAAAACTTTCAGAAGCGCGTTGGAACGACCAACTAATTGAATATATTTGTAATCACTAAAATCAAAACTATGTACTGTCCAAAAATCACTTACTGTTTTAACGACGACGACATTCGCACGTTGAACGAAAGAATCAAATCAATCGCCAACAACTACAACGACGACCAAACAGGTTGGTTTGAAGTAGACGAAAAACAACACTTGGTATTTGTTGACGAACAAGACAATATGTTCACTATCCATTTGCGTGGTCGTTTCTTCCGCAGCGACGATCCTGAGTTCGACTTGGACTACGTCACGCTAGAAAAAGACGGAATCACTTTCAGCTTTGACATCAACATCTTTGACGACCACGTGTAATGGGTTATTTCAAACGCATCAACGAACAGTCCGACCTTCACGAAAGTCAGGAAAGACATATTCAAGCCGATTACGAACTGGCTATAAAGTTCGAAGAATACTTAAATCAATTCAATAACAACAAAATAAACAACAACAACATGAGCATCATTGCACAACAAACAAACAACAGCGGAGGACAGACAGTTCCCGCAGGTACACACGTAGCGCGTTGCTACCAAATCATTCACATCGGAACAATCCTTGACACTTTTCAAGGCGAAGAAAAGTTAGTGAACAAAGTTCGTCTTGTATTCGAACTGCCTCTCGAATTAGCCGACTTCGGTAAAGGTGAACAACCATTCTCAATCGGTCGTGACTTTACTCTTTCAATGCACGAAAAGAGCGGATTGAGAGCGTTCGTTCAGGGTTGGTTAGGCAAAGCATTTAGCGACGCAGAAGCTAACAAATTCGATATCGCAACGCTGTTAGGCAAGGAAGGAATGATTAACGTCATGCACCGCACCGCAAACACAGGCAGAACGTACGCAGACATCAAAGGTGCAAGTCCACTTGTCAAGGGAATGACTTGTCCGCCATTAGTGAACTCAGCTTTCCTTTTGGACTACGACAGCGAAGATTTTGACTTGCGCTTCAAGATGCTTCCAGAGTGGTTACAAAACAAGGTCAGCACATCTGCTGAATTTAGCAACCGATTGGATAAGGCTGCGGATCAAATGAACAAGGCGAAAGCAATGCTTGAAAAAAGCGGTTTAGTTTCTACTGACGAAACAGACGATATGCCATTCTAAATAAAAAGAGAGGGTTGAAATATACCCTCTCTAATTTTAACTTAATAAATCAAAACCAACAAAATGAAAAAATTAGTATCACTTGAAAACCGCGTTGAGAAACTACTGAAGAAGTATAAATTTCTCCGCAACAACAACAAAGCACTTTGTGTAAAAGTTTGGGAACAACAGTTCGACGAACGCAAAGACATCACAAGCAACTTCTTCGCCATGTACGAAAGCGGCAAGTACGTCAGCGCTGACAACATCACACGCATAGCACGATTGGTCAAGCAATACAATCCAGAGTTACGCGGAACGAATGACAAAGACAACAAGAAGAAAGCGCAACTTATTAAACCACTATTAAGAAAATGAACAAGCAAATCTATTCAACACCCTTTGGTCGCTTAGTCAAGATTAACTTCAAGACGCTGACTAACTTCAAAGCAGCGTTACGCATCAGCGATCCAACGGCACGTCTTTACGTCGCACACCCAAAGCGAATGAGAATCAAAGACTTCAACAACATTTGCCTTCACACAGGATTATCACGCGAAGAAGTATTCAGCACATTTACACCTACCAAACTAATCAACGAAGAAAATGACTAACGAACAGATAAGAAACGAAGTCCTTGACATGATACCATTCAGACACATGGAACGCTTCGAGTTATTGTGGACGATGATAACGCCACGCTACGAAAGATTAACGAGTGAACAAATTGAAATGCAAAAGCAAATGGAAAACGAACGAGATATGTTTTGGTCGGCTCTGGAAGATGTGACGTGTTCGGTCTTGGGAGTTCCTTCACAAGCGTTGTACACACCGACAAGAAAGCGTGAGATAGTAAACGCACGACAAATTATATTTTTTATCATTCGTCCTTGTTACGTTCTCTCGCTTCAAAACGTAGGTGACCGATACAAGAAAGACCACGCTACTATTCTGCACGGAATTAAACAAGCAAGCGCACAGGTTGAGTGGGATAAATACTACCGAGCCAACGTGGAAAGAATTTGTTTTATACTAAATGAAATGGGCTATGCTAAACCTATGAGTTTTTTTACTAAATTTGTCGAACACGTTGAGCATCAAAAGACACTCAGCGCAAAAAGAAAATCTAAAATCAAATAACTAAAACAATGAAAAGTGAATTGACATTCTGTCCAAACTGCGAAAGCAAAGAACTCGGAGAACGAGTTGATGAAGTATTGCGCGACCAACAGCTTGAAGATTGGGACACCGCCTACGAATTTGTAGATGACGAAGGAGAAATCAAAGTATGCTTCGATTGTCAAGACTGGGACGACGCAGATGACGACGCGAAAGGCGAAGGGTGGGACTAACTAAAAAATAAAATGATGCTAATACTACAACTTAAAAAGAGAATTGAGATTCTCGAAGCGCAGGTTCAGGAACTATTGAAAGTTCAAACCGCACCAACGCTAATCGCAAAAGAAAAGAAACAGCCATTCGTCAAACCAACAGTTGTTGAAATATACGATTATGCCTGTGAGAAGTTAAGCAACGACGACGCTCTTAAATTTACCGAGAAATTTCATGCACATTACGAAGCGAATGGTTGGAAGGTGGGAAGGAATCAAATGAAAGACTGGAAGGCTGCCGTTCGGACGTGGGACTTAACTACCTTTGTAACTACAAACCAACAAACTAAAATCAAAAATGGAAAATTCGATTCAGACGCTGCGCAGCGCATCTACAACGACGCTCACAACTACACAAAGGATTGATCGTGCAGAGCGCGAAAGCGCGTTCGTTGCCGACTACGAACTACCTGCATTTGTCAAACTCTGCTCAAAGGTATGCGCTATGTACGGCATCGCATTACCAGAGGCACAACTGTTGCAAATGTTACATGAGTTCATAGGCAAGCACTTTCGGTGGGTTACATTTGAACACTTCAATTTAGCGTTTGAACTAAACGCAGCAAATGAACTTGACAAGAAATGCGAACACTTCGGAGCGTTAAGCGTGTCTTTTATTGGTGACGTGTTGACGCACTACAAACCACACCGCGACAAGGCGAATCTACAAATACAACGCGAAATCGCGGAACAAAAAGAAGAACAATCTAAACAATTAAAGGAAAGCGAAATGGCGGTAAACGATGATAGCTGGAGAAGAATGCTTGCGGAAGACTTACACAACTATAAGAAAGGAAAGTACACGGTAATCGAGATTCGTGCGGTGTCGCTTATGCGGTGGCTCGAAGAAAGCAAACAGATAACGATTGACACGTTCACGGACGAGGAATATAAACTTTGCAAAGCGAAGGCGCGCAAGAACATCTACTTCGAACAACAGCTGAACAAACCAATGGTTGAGCGAATGAGTGACCGCAAACGTCAGCTATTGAAGGAATCAATTCACTTCGAAGGAATGCGTGAGTTGTATAAATTATATTTATCGAAGCAATGATTAAGATAAATAAAGAATGGCTTGAAAGCAAAGGCTTTGTTGCAAAACAAGAAGAAAGAGTTTACGTTCGAGGTGATGTAGGATATGAATTTGGATTTACATGTAGAGCTGTTGTAAAATGCAAGTTTGGTTGGATATTATTAAAAGAAATTCAATACACGCATGAAATGGACGATTTACATTATATTTTAACTGGAGAAAAATTAATTAACTAAATTTTTATGGACACAAAAGACAAAATTTTAGCAGCGGTTGGGGTTGTATTATCAATCGGATTGAACGTTACAATCGTTGGCGGAATTGCTTACATTATTTATCACTTCATTACTAAATGGTGGTAAACCAACCATACAAACCAAACTACCTGCCGCGTCAAGTTGAAGCGTTAAATTACTTGAACACAGACAGCATTGTTGAACAGTTGTTATACGGTGGCGCGGCAGGGGGTGGAAAGACTAAGTTCGGTTGTATGTGGCAGATACAACGTCGTTTGAAGTACGCAGGGACACGTTCTTTAATTGGACGTAGCAAATTAGATACTCTAAAAAAGACGACGTTAAACACCTTCTTTGAAACTGCTGAGGAGTTTGGATTGATAGCGAATAAACATTACACCTTCAACGGACAATCCAACGTGATTAAGTTCTTC